GTGACTTATACGGCTGGGGGTGGCGGCGCTGGCTAGTTAGGAAATTCGAGCAATGCAGCAGGCGGAGGTGGGGGCGCTGGCCTCGGCAGCACGGGCGCGGGCGGTAACGGAGGACTGAATGCTTCCGGTACGGCTGGGGCTAACGGCGGAGTTGCCGCTCAGACTTCCAATGTGAGCCTTAACGGTGGTGGAGGAGGGGGCAGTAGCCCCCAGAGCAACACCACTGCTGGTGCTGGTGGTAGTACTGTGCGCGGAGGAGGTGGCGGTGGCGGTGGCTGCGGTAAAGGCAACGGTTCCTACGGCTCTGGGGGATCTGGCGGCCAGAGTCGCGATCAGCCAATAGCTACGCATGGTGCTAACAACGGCTCGGCTGGCTTTGGGTACCCAGGCTGTGGCGGTGGCGGAGGCGACTCGTCGGCGACAGTTCCTACAAACGGCGGTAACGGTGGCATTCCTGGCGGTGGTGGTGGTGGTGGTGGCTCCTCCGCGAACGGCGCGAATGCTGGGAATGGTGGCCAAGGTGCACGCGGCGAAATCTGGGTCATTTCATATCGGAGCGCGCCATGAGCTCTCTTGGGGATCGGGCACTCGGCTCGACTATCGACCTCAAATTCACCACCTCGGTCAACGGTGTTCCGACTGCGCTCGCCGGATCTCCAGCGGTCAGCGTCTACCAAGGCGGCTCAACAACGCCCATCACGGCCGGCGTTACTTTCACTGGTGGTTACAATTCCACTACGGGCCTCAACGATGTAAGTATCGTCGCGAGCGCAGGCAACGGCTTTGCGGCAGGCAACGATTATCAGGTGGTCATTACTACGGGTACGCTCGGCGGCGTCTCGATGGTAGGCTTCGTCCTCGGGGAGTTTTCGCTTAACCTCGCGAACGTCGCCAGCATCAACGACTCAACCACTGCGGCGACGAACCTCAGCGATACCACCCAAGCGATCGGGCGAGGCACGGTCACAACAGGGGCCTCGACGACGTCGATACCAACATCAGCTTTCGCTCCTGCACCATCCGCCTCAATAGCCAACCAGCTTAATGGGCGCACCGTCTTATTCGATGCCTCGACAACAACCGTTGCATTACGAGGTCAATCAACAACGATCTCTGCTTCAACTGCATCTGCTACGCCGACCTTAACCGTTGCGGCGCTAACGGCTACGCCCGCGAGCGGCGATACGTTTTCGGTGGTCTGAATGAGCTTCGCTATCGCCGATAGAGTCGAAGAAACGACCACTACTACTGGGAGTGGGACTACTCTCAATCTCGCTGGCGCAGCGACGCAGTTTCAGTCGTTTGTTAACGGCGTCGGTTCGGGCAATACGTGTACCATCTGTGTTCTATCAGGCGACGGTACCTCATGGGAAGTTATAGAGAATGCTCTAGTCACGAGCGGTTCGCCTAATACCTTGACGATATCGGCTGCCAATGTATTAGCTGGCTCAAGCGGTGTTGGCACGTTGATTAGCCTAACGTCGCCCTCGACTATCACCTTAGTCAGGTCGGCTGCGTCGTTCCGCAAGACTCTATGCGCTCCTATCGTACCGCCGCCGATAGCAGCTAGCTGGACACAGAAGAACTTTGGCACAAACACGACGGTGACCGATGTTGCTAATGGCACAGCACTCTTCGACAGCAGTACCGCAGCCGTCACTAATCAGGCGCGGGCTATTGTCATAGCAGCCCCCTCGACCCCGTACACCATCGACGCAAACCTTTGCGGGATCGCGCTTAACGCTGCGACGTCAGAGTATTTTCCGTTCGGAGTTGGCTGGACAGATGGCACGAAGGTAGAGTACCAGGGGGTGTACTACGAGGCTGACAGCGTCATATTCGGCCATACGAGTGTAAGAACTATCACAACTTTCACCGCTGCCGCAAGCGAGCTAAATGCAGCCTACGGGTTATTTAATGTAGCCGACCTGTGGATCCGGATAGCTGACAATGCTACAAATATATCAACATTTCTTAGTCATGATGGCGTGTCGTGGTTGCCAATCTACAATGTAGCCAAATCATCCGGCTTCCTCGGATCGTCGGGTTACACGAACGTTGGTCTCTTCTTTGAAGGGGGCTTCCTCGGCAGCGGCAGTTCCGGCAACGTGACCCTTCGATCCTGGTGGGTTCACTAAGATGGCCTTCAAGATCGCAGACCTAGTTCAAGAGACTACCGCTACAACGGGTACCGGTACGATAAACCTTGCTGGAGCTGCGACCCAGTGCCAATCGTTCATCTCTGGTATCGGAAGCGGAAACAACTGCGAATACTGTCTGGCCTCGGGCAACGGAACCGATGAAGAGATTGGGATCGGCACGGTGACGAGCGGCAGCCCGAATACGCTCTCCCGTGACACTGTGCTGTCGTCCACGAACTCGGGGGCCAAGATTAGCCTCTCGGGAACCTCTATAGTGTTCTCGCCGCGTACAGCGGTAAGCCTACGCAAAGAACTCTGTGCTCCGATCTTCCCGCCGGCGAGGCTGTCCAACTGGACTCAGAGGAACGGCGGTAGTGCCACTCCAACCTGGTCAGATGTTTCCAATGGGATCAACCTTGCTGATGTGTTCGTTACTACTTCTGGAGTCGGAATAACTCTATCTGCGCCCTCTACACCCTACACTATAGACGCCAATCTAAGTATGATCGCTTCGGTGAGCAGCGGGTCCAATCTGGAGTGTGGCGTCGGGTTCTCGGACGGCACCAAAGTGGAGATGCTCAATCTCAACCTCACAGGGAACAACGCCCTCTTCGGTGTGCTAGCTCTTAATCAATACAGTTCACTCGGCAGTTTTCATGCTGGTCCCGCTGGGGGCTACGGACTTTTCAACATTGGCGACTTATGGATACGCATCGCAGATAACGGAACCGTCGTTACGTATTCAGGCAGCCATGACGGTGTGTATTGGCTACCGTATGGCTCGATTACTAAGTCAGGCAGTTACCTCGGCTCAGGAGGCTATACCAACGTAGGATTCTTCGACATTAGCGGAGCACTCGGCAATAACGGTCTAATGACATGTACCTTGCGGTCTTGGTGGCAACACTAGACTAGGTAGGGATCGAATCTAGATGAGTTCTGGTACGCTATCAGGTGGTCCGATATCAGGTAGTCCAATCGCTGGACAACCGGCGATCCAGCTTACTCCGACTAGAGCTGCTGGGCAGTACACAAAGCTTGGCCCCGGTGGGTACCCGGTAACCCATGCTGCTTCGACCTCTACAACGTATTCGGCGAGTATTAGCGAAGCTGCCTCGGCTACAGATACACCTTCCGCTGAAGCCCACTTCAATGTGGCTACTACAGCGGCCGCGAGCGCGACCGATACGCCTTCCGCACAAGCTAACTTCAAGGCGGCTAGAGTCGAAGCCGCCACTGCTACTGATACGCCTTCGGCCGAAGCACACTTTAACGCGGCAGCTACTGAGGCTGCTGCTGCTGCTGATACGGTAACAGCCGCGAAGGCAGAGACAGCAGCCATTGTGGAGGCAGCAAGTGCTGCGTCGGTACAATCCGCTGAAGCCTACTTTAATGCGGCCGTTGCTGAGGCAGCATCTGCTGCGGACAGTACGTCGGCACTAGGAGGTAGGTTCGCAGCTGTTACTGAGGCTGCCTCAGCTTCCTCGACACAATCTGTCGAGTTGGTAGGGCATCCGGCGGTTAATGAGGCAGCCTCGGCTACCTCTACACAATCTGTTTCTCTCCATACTACGGCATCAATTCACGAGGCAGCTGCCGCTTCCTCGACGCAGGCTACTACAGGCTTCACGGATACAGCCGTTAGCGAGGCTGCGAGCGCGGCGAGCACTGCCACCGCAGTACGAGTGTTATCAGCTGGGGTGCATGAGAGTGCGAACGCCGCCGATTCACCTGGTGCACATCGAATCCAATCGTCACAAGTGCTCGAGGCCTGTACTGCTTCGGACATCTACTTCTATTCCACACACTTCAACGCGGACGTTAGCGAACCTGCGGCCGCTCAAGATCACCAGTCCGCTTTGGCTCGATATAGCGTAGCTATCGTTGAGGCTGCTAATGCTCAAGATACTTCCCATGGAACTTCTCATCCAATCAGGAAGCTCCCTATCATAGCTGGATCAAGAGGAGCCTACGTGTATGGAGGCTCTAGAGGTTCCAATACGTTGTCTGGCTCGAGGCCAACCCAGATCACAATCGATGGGGAGGCAGACACGTAATGACTGTACAGATCCAGAATATCTCAGTGCCGTGGAAGAACGATGCGCAGATCACTATCAACGTGACGGCGGCCTCTCCAGAGGATACTCTGGCGGGCTCGACGATATCGTGGTCAGTGTATGCTCAACAGTATGGAGTCCTTGTTGACCCTCCGACGCCGCTATTAACGAAGACAGTTGGTTCTGGGATCACAATCACCGGAAGCTTATACCCTATGCAGTTCGTTGTTACCTTATCGCATGCGGATTTGGCTGCCTTTCCGACTCCACCGTTTGGCAACTACTACCACGAGGCTCTCGTTACGGATACATCTCAGAGCAGAGACACGGTAGTTGGTGGCATCTTGACAGTAACACTGAGCGAGAACACGTGATGACTTATACACCTGTACCGCTCGGACCCATAACGGCTATGAACGTTAAGATGCGCTTCCCTGAATTTAGCGACATTGACGACTCGCTCGTCGAGTTTGCGATCGAGGAAGCTAGTCTGTTCATTTCAGACCGTATCCGTCGTGGTGCTGTGCTAGCGCACATGTATTTATCGGCTCACATCATAGCGATCGGTGACTATGCATCGCTTACTGAGGGAAGGGAGATTGCCTCCGAAACGTTCGGGCGTATTCACGTGAAGTACGCAACAGCTTCCGAAACACGTGCGGGAGCAGCTCTAGGGGACTTGTCTACCACTTCCTATGGGCGCCGATACCAAGCAATCATAGGGATCGGCCTTAAGCAGTTCGATGTGATACGTACGACTCGCATGCACCACGGTTGGGACTACTAGGAAGAGTGGATGCCGTATTCGTTCAAGAGAGCAACCCAGACATGCCAAAGGATGATTCGATCCTATGGCGAACCGGGTGTGCTTCGAAGAACGGTTATGAGCTTGCCAGTGGATCGTCCAGTGATATGCGCTGAAACAACTTTCTCGCCTGCTGAGCATGCTGGACGCCTGTACTCAGATCTGGATCGGTTGGTGTTGTTATCTACGGAAATGCTCACGCTCGATCCGAACCACGAGCTGGATGTGCTGATCCTCTATGTACCGGGAACTAGCCCACTTGTGGAGAGACCACCGTTAAGGTTCTCGCAACCACCTAACCGAATAGGGACTGCTGGAAGGATCATCTACTGGGAACTAATCGTAAGAGGTAGTTAGTAGACCATGATTGATAGACGCGAGTGGATCTTACAAAGGTTGTTTACGGTGCTCGGCACCGTACCTGACCTTGTGACCACTTGGCGCAATCACCGGGGGCCACTGCCTTCGTTCGATTCGAACACCAATGAGGCAATCTTACCGGCGGGAATATTACTCGACGGTCACGAGTCCGGAGTGGGTAGAGTATCGACGTGGGATCATGGGATACGTCCAGGACCGCAACCACCCACTTTGATGAGGCTCGAACCGCAAGTGTTTATCTGCCTCATGCCAACAACGGATATGAGTAATGCTGGCGTAGGACCGCTGCTATCAGCATACAGGATGTCGACCACGAACCTGATCACTAACGATTCGGTGATGTGGGAATACCTAGGAGCTAACGGTGATATACAGTATCTTGGTTCTATCACCGATATGCAATCAGGCGCGGCAATGCTAGGGAACATGCATCTGCGATACGCAATCACATATGTGTGGGATCCTCTAGACTTCACTTAGCAACAGGAGAGTAAGCATATGGCCTCGAATTATGGCGCACAGCCCGGTCTGTGGTCACCAAACACGAACAACTTGCTCATCGGCAAGGGTATTTGCTTGTTGGATCCAACTGCAACAGGCAACTCCTTCTTCCACATGGGTAACGTGCCGAGTCTCAAGATCACTCCCAAGTCCGAGCCACTCGATCACTACTCGGCGATGATTCGACTCTTGGTTCGTGACCTTCGTGTCGTTGTCAAGCAGGACATCGAGATGAAGCTGGAACTCGAAGAGTTCTCGGTCAAGAACCTGGGTATGGTGTTCTCGGGCAACGTCGACTACACGACCCCCCTCTATCCGATCGTCGATATCATGTCGGCGGTGCAGATCACTGGGTGGTTCAAGTTCTTCGCCACGAACGACGTTGGCCCTCGTTGGTACATGTCGATCCCCTCGGTCATGTTCCTTGCTTCGGGCACGTTCGATCCTATCTCGGAGAAGTTCGCTAACTGCGAACTGACTGGTTCGGTGAACTTCGCGTTCTCTACGGGTACTTGGGGAACGATTCAGCTCCAGCCTGCAGTTGGAACGATCGCGCCCGAGAACGTTCTGCTGCCGTTTATCGTTGGACCTTCGACGACTCTGACAACCTCGCCTGTGGTGGTCTCCGTTGCCGCGGCGCCGACGCTGACGGTGAACATCGGTGGTTGGATCGGAGCGAATTCCTACTCGTATCAGTGGGAGTGGGCAGATACTTCGGCTAACATCGCGGGAGCAACTTCCTACACGTATCTGCCAGTTGTCGGTGACGAGACTCATACGCTCGCCTGTAAGGTGACGGGTACGAATCTTATCGGCAGCACGGTAGGAACGACTGTAGCAACCGCCGTCGTTACGGCGTAGTACAGCGTAGCGTAAGTATCCGTTTTAACTCGAGTTGGAGGCAACTCTTATGACATCACTGCTTGACATCGTAGACCAGAGCGAAACTGTCGAAATCAAGGGACACACTCTGCGTGTGTTCCCCATCACGGCTGAGGGAGTCGGGCTGCTACTGCTGCAGTTCGACTCCGTCCGCTCGATGTTCGGCGGCACCGCGATCACCATCAAGCCTGAGGATCTAATGCTTCAGGCTCCAGATGCGGTCGCGGGGATCTGTGCGCTAGCGACAACGGACCGAACCGAGTTCGCCAAGAAATCGGCTTGGCTCGAGCACATCGAGAAGGCTAATACTAGGGCTGCCGCTCTTCCCGTGAGCGACCAGCTTAAGATTCTCACCCGCTGCATGAGGATCACCTTCGCAGAAGGCACCGGCCCTTTCGTCGAGATGGTAAAGGAGTTCACGGCCGCTCTAAGCACTACCAGCGAGCAGGGTCCTCCCAACGGGGCATTGGGTACGACATCGCAAGGGCAGTTCAATGCTGCATTGCAAACGGGCATCCACCCAGAGACGCCTGGAACTACTCCCCCCGACAGCTCCAAGGGTACGTTGAACTGATTGGGCACGAGGCTGCCGTGCTGGCCTCCGATATGTACTCGGCGGCTGCCACAGCCCAGTCGAATAAGCAAGAGGTTCACGATAACTACGTGGACAAATTGCGAATCAGAGCTGCTGAGGTTTAGCTTCTATGCCACTTCGGCTGTACTATGATGGCAAGCAAGCGAGCGATACCCTAACGGCTTCGATGGGGTCGCTTAAGGCTCGCATGCTGGATGCTATGCGCCAGACAGCTACAGCTATGGCGCGTGACATCCACGAGCGCGCGAAGGCCGATATTGCTGCAGCCGGGGCTTTCGGGAGTGCTTGGCAGAATGCCGTAACTGTTAATATAACTGAGGGAGGCGCGAACATTAAACTTGCTGTGACGATCTCCGCCATTGAGAATGTTCCCAATACGCTGGGAGCGTTCAATATCTTCGAGTATGGTGGAGTGATTGTAGGTAAGCCGATGCTCTGGATTCCAATCCCCGGTGGCGAAGCAGAGCAGGGTCAGCGAGCCGCTGACCTTGGTATCAACCTCATTAGAGTTACCTCTAAGACGACTGGTAACACTGTGCTGTTGGATCCGGAGTCAGATAGGGCAGTCTACTTCGGTGAGTCGTCCGTAACAATACCGCAGAAGTTCCACCTTCGGGAGATAATTGCGGATGTAGGGGCACACTTCCAAGACTACTATACGCAAGCGTACTCCTCTGGCAAGCCTGGGTAAGAAAGTAGGGATATCATGGCATCCTCAGGCGGCAGCGACGACATCATCCAGAATATAGTATTAGCTGGACAAGATGATGTCATATCTGGGTTCAATGCGATACGCGAGTCGGGGGTCGCAGCATTCGAGGCGATCTCCGCGGCAGCCGCTGGGGCAAGTCTTGGAAACTTTGCAGAGCTGATCGCTGGCATTGGTGCTGCTGGGGCCATAGCTGCAGCAGGGATGTTCGAGCTAGCTAATGCTAGTGCCAATGCTGTTTACAACCTATCCAACCTCGCCGATCAAGCTGGCTCCTCGGTTGGGGAGTTTACTGGGCTCGTCACAGCTATTGGGGACGCTGGCGCTTCTATCGACGGTATGTCGACGGCTCTCAGACGGATGGCCGTCCGAGTCGAGGTAGATTGGCCAGCAATCCAGAAGAATGTTACGGCAGGAAGTGACGCTATCGTAGATGCGGCGCTCCGCGTTCGGGCTGCGGCTCTGCAGGAAGAGGAAGCTCAAGAGAGGATCACTGCATCTCAAGCTCGCGCAGCCATTCAGGCGGAGCAGAGTGCTCAGGCAGAAACGCGTTCCCAGAACGAACGGATCGATGCAGCTGAGGAGTCTCGTAAGCGGAATGCAGATGCTATCCTTGAGGATGCTCGTTCCGCAGAAGAGTCGAGACATGCTGAGGTTGAGTCTGCGAGACAAGACGCGGCCTACGAAGAGGAGACCCGCAAAGCCCAATATACAGCCGCTCGTGAAGCCGCAAGGGATGCTGAGCAGGACCGTAGGGTAGAACACGAAGCTAAGCTGCAAGAAGTCAAAGACGCTGAGACGTTCCAGAACGATCAGCTTTCGATAGCGTCTGCTAGTCAATCCCTTGCCGAGGCACAGGTTCGAGATCGGCAGGTCCACGGCGAACAGATCTCCAAGGAGTACCTGAAGCAGCTTGCTATCCAGAGAGCCGATCTGGCTGTTCAGGAGGCGAGACAGCGTCTTCAGGAAGCTTTGGAGAAGCCCGGCAAGGATGCCGCAGCGGAGAAGGAGAGAAAGGCAGAGAAAGCACAAGAGGCTCAGGAGCGAGCCCAGGAGCGAGAAGAGCGTAAGACAGAAGCTCAAGCAGCGCAGAGAGCTCGAGACCAGGAGGAACAAGAAAGGAGGATTGAGCGGCAAGCCGAAGCACAACGGAGAGCCGACGATCAAAGAGAGAAGCAAGCCGATAGGCAGGCGGCAGCTGCGAGAGCTGCTCGTGATGCAGCTCAGCGTCAGAGGGATCAACAGCTTCGCCAGGATGAGGAGGCCGAGCGTAGTAGGGCGAATCAGGTCCAACAGCGCCAAGAGCAAGAGCGTGCTGAACTTCAAGTAGCCGAGAACAACCAGAAGAGGATCGAAACAGCTAAGAAAGCTGATGAGGCTTCACGTGACTCCGTTGCGAACGCTACGAAGTACGTTGAGCAGCTTGCGAAGACTCCTCAGGGTCAGATTATTACAGAGCAAGCGCACGCGCTCTCCGATGCGCTAGATTCCATCGCGGGTAAGACTACTGATACTGCCAAACACGTTGCTGGGGCTGTACCAGAGATAGCTCTGACTGCCAAGAACCTCCTCAACGGTATCATAGGCAGTACTGCTCAGTCAGCAGAGACTATTAAGACATCTCTTGAGAAACCTTTTGAGGGCATACTTGGCTCAGCCCCTAAGCTGAACGATATCGTACTGAAGACTGCTGACGTCTTTCATAACCTGACCGACGCCACAACAAAGAATGCCCTTGCGACTGAGCTACTTGGTCGGGGCTTCTCTCAAACCTTAGTCGAGAGCCTTTCCAGAGGTAGCGCTGCCCTACAGGCAGAGCAACAAAGGATCCAGAAGCTAGGATTCCTCGACTTTAACGTTGAAGGGGCTAAACAGCTTCGCGCCGAATACTTTACGCTCGGCAACGAGGTAAGGCTGTTAGGCACTGAGATGGGCCAAGCTTTTGGTCCTCAAGTTACTGGGGCTTTACATGCCATCCGGACGGTTGTGGAGCAGAACCGCGCTGCGATGGTCGGCTTTGCTGGGGATGTTGCTGGGAAGGTTGCCCCGGCTCTGTACGGTCTTGGTGAAGCTATTTCCGGGGTCAAGCTGGATAAAAGTGCACTATCACCGAAGCAGCTAATCAACGAGGAGGAATGGAAAGCAACATTCGACAGGATTGGGGGTTACGCTAGCCACTTTGTAGAGTCTCTCGAGGAGGCTTTCCAACTACTCAAGCCTGTATTCCAAGCGATCCGCGCGGGGCTCGATCTCGCTGCCCAAGGCCTCTCCAAGGTTGCAGGATTCCGTATCTCCCCAGAGGCCCTGGGACTAGTACTACTCGCGGCGCGTCTATCTGGCATAGTCGGTATTGTGTCGCGCTTGAGTGTTGCGCTAATAGGCCTTGTTGTAGGCAATCCGTTTGCACTGCTAATCCTGGGCGCATTCGCTCTGGGCGTAGCTATAGTGGAGCTTATTACACACTGGAATCAGTTCAAGGCGTATCTGTCGGAGAAGTTCGGTAACCCGCTAGCGGGTTTGCAAGCTGACTTCAATGCTGGTATGGATGCAATCGTAGCATATGGTAAGGAGGCTTGGCAGAAGGTCAAGACTACTACGTACGATGCGTTCCAGTCTGTGACAACCTTCTTCCATGACTACGTAGTCCAGCCAATCAATACCGCAATTACTACAGTCGTAAATGGCTTTAAGGCTATTGCTAGGGCTATAGGTGACTTGGTTAATGATGTTAAGACTACAGTAGATACTATAGTAAGATTCTTTACGGGGATGGTAGACTCGATAGAGGAAGCTATCTCGGGGCTAGTGTCGACTATAGAAGGTTACTTCGATAAGCTAGTCTCCGCAGCTGAGTCGGCAGCGAGCGCAATCGCGAAGGCTTTCGCATGGGCGTTTGGTAGTGTTGGCGCGTCAGCGAGCTCAGCTCCTACCCAAGCTCCTCAAGTTGCAAGCCCAAGCCCAAGCCCAAGCCCAGCTCCAACACCCACGGCTCAAGCACAAGCAGCGCCAGTAGCGCCAGTAGCCCCCACTCAAGCAGCTACTGCAACACCAACACCAACACCAACACCTAGCGTAGCTGCGACTCCGACTCCGACTCCTACCACTTCTGCTCCGGCAGGAGTCGTTAGCGCTCCGGCTCCGGCTCCGGCTCCGGCTCCGGCTCCGGCTCCGGCTCCGAGCGTTGTAGGTTCCGGTAACGTAGTTGTTCCTCAGGCTGCTCCACAGGTTGTTGAGCGTGGGGGTGAGGGGGGTGCGGGATTCAGCTACACCGCAGACTATGGTGGTGTTGAATCTGGTAGTGGCCCTCCTGGAGCAGTGCAGCAGCCTGCTTCTGTGGAGCAGACTACCCAACGTGCATCTACTCCTACTCCTACTCCTACCGCTCCAACTCGTGCTCCAACTCAACGCGCACCGGCGCCTGCTTCAGCCTCTGCGGCTCCTCCTGCTGCGGCCGCTCCCGCGCTCGCTCCCGCACCAAATGTCCCAACTGCGGATGTGCAGGGACGCCCCATAATCCCTGGAGCCGTATACTACCCAGAAGAAGGAGGCTTTAGGCTCGCTGCTCCTGAGGAACAACGCACTCCAGCTCTCGCAGCAGCTGTACGAGCTGCCCAATCTAGCGTCATCAAGTCAGTAGATGAGGTACCGTACGGACCGCAAAGCTCTGGGGTGAGGACTGGTCTTGAGAAGGAGCCCATTAGGTCGAGTGCTCAGGTAGCGAGCGAGATCGCGACGAACCCACTGGATACGGTTTTCGCGAGCAATAAGCAAGGCGTAGTAGCAGATGCTGCGGATCGCGAACAGGCAGCAGCGGACTCTACGCGGCTTAGAAGAGCCTCCGAACGCCAAGCCGCGTTTGAGGAAGACGAGAGCAGAAAGGCTCCTGGACAGCAACAGCTGCTTCTTCCATCTCAGCAGCCTGATCGCCAGCGCTATAGTGACCAGCAACTAGATAGGTTGTATCCCCAGGGTCATCCGCCACTGTCGCTCGATTCGCCGCTACGCGAGCGTGCTGAAGAAAAGCAAGCTGCGAAGAGTGACTTCACTACTAAGTTGCCCGACGGTGAGAAGTTTAACACTACAGTAGTGAAGCTTGATCAGGGTACGGCAGCGCTAGCAGCCGCAGCCAATGGTCTCCGTGCGGTAGCTGGTACTCTTGGCGAAGCTGCTAGTAAGCTCAGCTCTATCAGTGGAGGTTCATCGGGTAGTGCTAGTACTAGCGGAGGTGGCAGCAGAGGTGGGGGTAGTGACACTAGTAGCGGAGGTGGGTCATCAACATCCGGAGGAGGGGGAGGAGGAGGAGGAGACTCGTCAGAGCCATCGGCACCTTCGACACCTACGGAAGTACAGCCTCCCTTCGCTGCAGGTGGTGAGATCGGTGGTGTCTCTGGGGTCGATAAGAATCTGGCTCTAGTAACGAAAGGGGAATTCGTACAGCCAGTCCCTGCTGTTGAGCATTACGGCAAGCCGTTCATGGACTCCATCAGGACCATGACGTTTCCAAAGTTCAATCTCGGGGGGCTCATTGGCGGCCCATCAACAACGACTAATGATGTCACTAACGTGGCGGCGGCACCACAGCAGCAGCTACCCCGGTTTGAGTTCGGGGGGCTAGTCGGAGCGATCGCTAGCGCTAGAGCGTCGCTGCCACGGTTCGAGCTCGGTGGCCTTATAGATAAGCTTCCGCACTTCGCTAGAGGTGGGCATGTCGAGCTTCCGCGATTTGAGATGCCTCACGCTAGTTTCCCCAAGTCTGAGGTCGGTGGGCGTTCAGAGCATATGTTTCATCCTAAGGAGGGAGCTGAACATACTAGGATCCCGAGATACGAGTCTGGCGGCCTAGTCGAAGGTAGTCCTATTGCCTCGCCCGCGTTCAGTCTTAGGATCCCGAAGTTCGAACTTGGTGGTCTTGTAGATGCGATCGCAGGGTTACCGCGACTCGCTAGGGGTGGGATGGCTCCAGCGTCTACGTCTACGTATTCATACACTTCGCGGGAGAAAGAGACTACCCACGAGAAGCTACATGTCCCTAAGGTTCCACACTTAGACGAGCGGTCGCCTCGTAGGCTTCCCGAAGTACACTTACCAAAGTTCGAGTTTGGTGGGCTAGTAGGGCCTTCCTCACCGATCAACAGCACCACAAATAACGCAGGCGATACGAACACTACGGACAACTCCAGTAGGAGTTCGAGTTCGACTACGACTTCGCTGCCAAGGTTTGAGTTTGGTGGGCTAGTCGATGCAGTGAAGAGCATTGGCAGGGGCATTGGCATTACGATGCCGCGTTTTGAGTTCGGTGGACTAGTCGATACTCCTACTGCTGCTGCTCCGCAGGTTGGCGTTAGCGACGCCGCACCGCGTATGTCGCTACCAAGGTTTGACCTCGGTGGGCTAGTAGGGGGCGTTGCTAACATTGCGGTGCCGCGCTTCGAGTTCGGAGGTCTAGTACCGAACTTAGCCGTCTCGGTACCGGCATTTGCTGGAGGCGGATTTGCCGCCGGCATTCCAAAGTATGCGGAAGGTGGCTCGACGTCGGGCTCGGGCGGAGGACGATCGTTAACGCTGGTGCTTGATGGCAAAACGTTCGATGGCCTCTCGGGGTCACATGACTCAGTAGGAGCTTTAGAGAGGCATGCGATCCAGAGGCGATACGCATCGGCCTCTAGAACGAAGCCGACCTCGACCAGATAAAGGGATGAGATGCTGTGGCACTAACTGATTCGGGTACGATCTTAGCACTGATCTCGATGGGTCTCCCGTTCTACTCTGCTCGGGATCTCAAGGAGACGCGTACCCTCATCAAGGACATCAAGGCGAACAAGCAGGACCTGCCTCGTTCGATCGGTGGTACTTTGATGAATCTTGTGCCCCCTCAGTTCCTGAAGTACGAGATCAAGATCACTTCGCCCGGCGACATAGCGCCGCCAGCCTTCGATAAGGTGTACGCTGGGACTCCTGTGACTGTGTGGTCTACACTCCCTTTATCGTACGCTGTTGGTGGAACGCCCTCTCGTGGTGTAGTGTCGGGGTCGTCGGTGACAAGTAACGGCTTTGTATCCTATAGACCTATCCATGTTTGCCTTGTGACGGATGTAACAGGAGAGATTGAGGAGTGGAAAGGAAAGATGCCCTGGGAAATAGTCTTCGAAGAGGTTTAGGTAGGTAGGTAGGTAGGTACTTAGCTTATGACGGTCTACAACGTATCAATTGCTGAGGCGGCCTCCGCTGCGGATCACCCTGCTGCGGAAGCACACTTCTACGCTGGCGTTACTGAGGCCGCTACTGCTGTAGACAGTCCCTCGACTAACTGGGTTACGGGGGCGAGTGCTACTGAGGCTGCTACTGCGGTAGATCACCCTCGTGGCGGTTGGGGTGTGTCCATTACTGAGGCCGCTACTGCAGTTTCTGTACAAGCCCTCGCAGCCTCTTTTCACGTTGGGGTTGTAGAGACAGCGAATGCACAGTCTGTGCAGTCGACTGGCTCGACACTTACAATCGCGCACGAGGCTGCTTCTGCTGCAGACCATCCTTCTGCACAAGTTGTGCATAGGGGTGGAGTAGCCGTCGTCGAGGCCGCAGCTGCTCGTGATTCGCCTTCGGCAGTCCTCGTGCCTGGAGGTGTTGCTGCCCCGCTGCTGTATGACTATCCGTTCTTCTTTGCTTGGATCGCTCCCACGGAGGTTTTTTCGCCCACCATACATAACAGAGAGGATGTCGAGATCATCTCGTTTGATTTGTCCCAGCGTGAGGGTGAGTTCGCTCTGTTGAGTGTAGAGATTAAGAACCCTAGGATTGGTCTACTCAATCCGGGGAGACTCTACTGGACATACTTCTCATGGTATAACGGTACAGAGATTGTTCTACTGTTCAAGGGTCGTCTCATCGCTGTGCCAAACAACATCTTTGCGGAACGTGCTACGATTGAGTTTACGGCTAGACCTTTGGACTATCTCGCACAGCAGCAAGCTATTGCTTTGGGAATTATGAACGCTGGACCTCCTAACTGGGATCCGGCTTTTATCTCTCCTGAGAAGCGCCTCGATCCCGACACGTCTCTGGAGGCGTTATCGGTTGCATGGGCTATCGATAGGGTCTCAGGGGTAGTCTCGACATCCAACTTCCTCGTGGGGGAGGACGGAACTCTAGTCTTTACGGCTGACCAGGGGTTGTACTATTCGGTGAGGTTTACGATCGACAAGCCGCCGGCGAGGAGTGTATACTGCAATTCGACTGTAACGTGGCAACAGCGAGGTACCGGCGTAGTCGATATGGGGACGCAGACGATTCTGGCCTACTCAGGGGAATCGATCTATAACGATTGGCCGAAGCCACTCACGTCCATTGGAGGCGGGTGGTCGGTAGAGTTCTCGTCCGTCTTCGATAACTATAACACTGCTAAGACGGATATGGTTGATCTGTCCTACGATTGGCAAAACACCTCTAAGACGCATCACTTTGGCGACACGATGAAGGTGTCTGTGAAATGGACTAAGCCCTACTTTAGAGGTCCTTATCAACGACAGCTCGCTACTGCGTTCGTTCAATGGGCGCAGATTTCCACCAACGTCAATTTCGTAGATACTCCTGAAGGGATCTCGCGTTACACTGACGTCTGGGTTCCTCAATGGTCACTTGCGACCCAGCTCCAGCTCCGGTGGGAAGCGAAGCGGGATCGTACGGAGAACGCTAGGTTTACCCTTGTAGCAGACCTACAACCAGTGTTTACCGATCCAGGTGGTGAGGCTGCGAACTTCGCCCAGGACTCCGAGCTGCTCGAGATCAATGGCAAAGTGGGGCTTGAGGGGCCTTACGGTCAGTGGCAAGGGGAATGGGCACCCGATACGACGTACTCGATCTACGACTACTTCACGGTGATGATCGCTGGCTACCAGTATACGTACCAAGCTACTCGTAACCACGTATCTCTATCTCAGTTCGACATCTCTACTACCGCGACGCTTTGGCAGCCCGATACGCAGTATGCAGCAGGTGAGAATGTTTGGGTATCGCCGTCGGATCTTGTTAACCAGGATGTGGCGAATGCGCTCAAGTACTCATTCCAGGGGCTCCCGTCCGATTTACCGCCGGGCCAGAGTCTCCCCCCAGTCTCTTTCGCTAGTGGTTGGGTGTATGCAGTTCTTCTTTCCCATACCTCCCAAGGCTCGTTCAACCCCGATTACTTAGATGCTAATGGTAACGTGATCTATGATCTCAGAGTGAATCCGTTCTCCGGCAAGCCGATGTATCAAGCGATTCCGAGCTTCCGAGGTCTATGGACTCCTGGGACTGTGTATGCACCTTCGGACATGTTTATACCTCCGTCTCCTTACACGGGACTTATTATGAAGGTGATTGTGGGGCATACTTCGGCTCCGACCTTTACACTGTTCGATACGGATCCCACGGGGCGGCTACTGTACGCTATGCTGATGAACCCACCCATCATAGGGGATCTACTCTCTCGGGAATACTTCTCGACCAGTCGAGGCAATCTATCCTTGCAGTACCTTATTCTTAAAGGGGAGGCAATGCTGGACTTTAGGTCTCGTTGCGCTAGGACAACCTTCGAAGTTCCGTTTGCCGCAGCTGCCAGCTCGGGGATCTCGTGTAGGATGTCCGCACAAATATCGGATGGTCGCCTACCAGGAGGAGTTGCACTAGGTAAGATCGTGGAGTATCATCTCCGGCAGAAGGAGGAAAGTCCTCCGATGTGCGAGATCCAGATAGCTTCGGCGCCTGGCAATGGTGGAGTCATTCCTGGAGGGTACACTCCCGTAGGGAGCGGTGCTGTCGGCTATACACCGCCTGCGAGCTTCACAGTAGACGACGGACTCGTGTTTCCCCTCACGAAGACGACCGCTGTGATCTCGGAGACGCTACAAACCTCTTCACCAGCACAGACCGAAGCGCTGCTGTTAGCAGTCCAGGCAGTTGTGAATCAGCAACAGTTCAATGCAGATCTCTACTCGGGGATGAACTACAATACGGCCTACTACGAGACCGAGTCACCAGCGATACAGTTTGAGCAGCAAGCTGAAGCTTGGGCTCAAGCTCTAGCCTCGACTCCAACGTGGTACGAGTTGGTACTCAATCCGGTGGACAATGGGCCCTTTGCCATCGAGCTCGACATCATAGTGACTAGCCTCAAGATCGATATGCAAATCAACCTCGCAGCACCATCAACGGCGTAAAGGGAATTCTATGCCAACCTTTGAAGAGTTAGTTAGACCCTTCCAGCTACCTGAGGTGGCTCCCCCTAAGCAGGGGACAGAGGACTTACCGCAGATCGTGCCTCCAGTTCGGCTTTGGGTGGGCACAAAGGGACAAGGAAGAGTCTTCAAGGGCTCCTACTCCTACGAGTATACGCTCTACACTATCAAGTACCCTGCGGAGCAGCAGGATCCCAACGCAGACGTTCCAGACTACGAAGGGTCGCCTGGGCAGTCGCCTGGGCAGTACGACAACGGCTCCGGCTCGTTTACGGGTTAGTGAGGTAAGGTGAATCATGGCTGACGAAGATCCGGGATCGGATCGCAAGACACATATGATCAAGGTTACGGATCCTAGCGACCCCTCTTCAGGGGTCAGCATTAAGCTGGTCGATGGAATTAGGTTCCTCGATCCGAAATCGTATGGCCAAGAGAGTCAGCACACCCTCGTTAATACCAACAAGAACACGAGCCGTAAGGTCCACGTAGTGAACATTGTGGGCTCCGATGGCACATCGAAGCTATCGGTGGAACGGATCGATCAGTTCTCTACTATCGATCCCAAGTCGTACGGTCAAGAGTCCAGACCCTTACTGACAGGGAACGCTCCGAATTCGGATGGCCCTGGTGGTCTAGATATACCTAAGCATTACAAAGTCCATTACTTCCAGGTCTATGATTTAGATGCTAATGGAGGAGATCCGACCCTTAACGGCTCGGATCCAACACAGAAGACTGATCCTACACCAATCCCTGGGATCAACCCTCCTTGGATAATGATGCAACGTATAGACAAGATCGACTTCGTTGATCCGAAAAGCTACGGCCAAGAGACACAGTTTAGTCTGGTCAATCGTGACGACGATATGTCGAACCCGACCGACCTCGATACCGATTCGAACGGGACGACGATTAACCCTCCCTGGCGCTTCGATTACTACCAGAACCCTGTAGACGTGAAGTGGGGGATTCCCGGCGCGTGCGTGATCACTTCCCACGCTGGTCAGGTTTTCTACGCCAGCGATCCGACGAACTGGCAGGAATTTGATCTGCCAGGATGGTTCGATGCAGCGTTTGATGCAAACTATGGCTATCCTCTTTGGAGATGGGGGCAAGGCGGTGTGACTTGTGATCTACTTCATAAAAACTTCTGGGTAATAGCCGAATACATAATAAGCGACGACAGTAACGACACTACCGTTAACTTGTATAAGTCGCCTACTCCCAAGTTCACGGGCGGTTGGCAGCTTGCTGAGAACTTCACCGTTGAATACTCGTCCCCCGGTCCAGAGTACTGGGTGAACACCGGGTTTTTGAACGCCTACGGCGGCCCCTACGGCGCTCCTGTTGATGACGGCGGTGGCCCGTGGACGATTGACGGGGGACACACATGGGACCTGACCGATGTTCCACCCGACGCCTTGCAGGATGGGTTTCAGTTCCCAGTCTTCAAGTGGAATGACCTGTACCTTGCTGTTGGCGGTGGTAACCCTTTCATTCTGACCGACGCCAACGGCAATAACCCAGTTTCGATCAACCTCCCTTCTGGGTGGGTCGTTGATCAGGGAAAGATCGCGGCGGGAAACGGATTGATCGTCGCTGTTCTTTCCGACAGCAATAGTCCGGAATGGCGGGTGGGCGTGAGTCAGGACAACGAAACTTGGACAATGCTTAGCACCATTGGTGACATCCCGTCGATCACGCCCAATTCCAGCACCAGCCAACCGGGAGGAGGGACGCCATCGCCTTATTTCAACTTCAACGACGCGCTGTTGACTTTTGTGCCGGGTTTCGGGCCATCCGTCCCAGGTCAGACCGGATTATTCGTGTTTACTGCCTGCACAGCTTCGGCGTACTCATTCCAATGGTGGGGTCCCGCCGCCACCCCCGGAGGGGAACCTACCCTGGAAAGTACCATAGTTCTAATCGCTGATCCGCTGCAAATCTACACATCACCGGACGGAGTTAATTGGACGAAGCAGTTTCAGGCTGACTACACGAACAATTCAATACCGCCAGCGATAATCAGCCCCGGAGCGCCTAGTTATACAGATTTTTACATAGTCACACAGGACCCACCCACTGTCCATATTGTGCCGTGGCCTTTTGCTCCTAAACCTGGTTGGCCTGATACCGATTCGCTTGGTCCGGCAGACGGCGGTTTCATTGCGCACGACGGTCCCCCCAGTCCCGGCAATGTCGCCGTTGGAGTCGATTATGAAGGGACAGGATTTACCGACTACACCTTGACGACAACAACATGGGGAGTATGGGAAGCGCAAGCCAATGAGGGCGCGGCGCTCAATGGCTATAGTGTGTCTGGAAGCCCTCCCGGCACGGTGACGGCTGTCTTTCCCAGCCCGCCGAACTATGAGTACACTGACCAATTCTCCTTTCCTGCTGGATTTTACGGTGATCAGACATTCACCTATTCAACGGTCTATCTCTACACAACTTGGGGTTTCGATCCAGGCCAAAATCAATTTGGCGGAGTCAATAGCTTCACAATGACACCACAATCAATCGCCGGAAGTGGGTACACTTTCCCGATCCTACCGACGCCATAAAGGAAAAAGATGACTTGGGGTCTTGTCTTTCGCAACAACACAACGCTTGGAGCGGGCAAAGGCAGTCCGCTCTCGATAGCGGAGGCGGACAACAACGCGTAGCACTCCCGCCTGGATTCGGATGGCCTGCAACGAGAGCTAGTGACTGGTGCGGTCAGTGGTGATCGAAGACCTAGAGTTAGTCGCACCTCGCATCTACATGGAGGCAGTGAAAACTATGGCTATGGCAATGACACCACTACAGATAAGGCAGAAGCAGTACGCTCAATTCCTGATCGCAGGATGTCCGCGTTTGGGGATTCCGGGGCTGCATGCTGTTAGCGCATCCGCAATCGTGGGCAACGCTACACAGGAGAATCAGGTACAGCCTATTACTTCTGGAGCTAAGGATCACGGCTCGGATGGCACTATGCAATGGCGCTTGGGCCGCCTCACAGATATGGAAGACTGGTGTACCGAAAACTTTGGTACTTGGAAGACACTGGAAGCCCAAGCAGCTTATACTGTGATGTCATGCAAGAGGGACTATCCCAACTTGTGGGCTGACCTCGAGGAGGCGGCGAAAAGCATCGAGACGTTGACAGCCGACTTTTGCGACATCTACGAAAGCCCCGCAAAGTCGACGGAGAACCTCGAAGGCCGCATCGCGGCAGCTAACTCGACGAGAGTATTGCTGCTCATGCCAAACATCCCCGGGCCAGCGAAGCCTAACGGTGTCCTGCCGAAGCCTCCAGTGATGCCTCCCAACGTAGCGAGGAACACTGGCACCGCGACTGCAGCTGTGGTAGCAGGTGGTGCGGTTGCGGCCCACACTGCTGGCGCTCCTTGGTGGGTGGTAGGAGCTTTGTCAGTTATTGCAATGGGTTCTATTGGAGCAGTTATCCTGAACGAGATGAACCAGAACAAGCGGATGGCTGTGCCTGTGGAACCAGCACCCTCTACGCCCCCTCCTCCTCAGAGGCTGCCTCCGACTCCTACGGTGTTCCCAACGCCACCTATCATTCCGCCTGGGAGACCACCAGAGACAACTCCGAACCCTATGGAGCCGAACCCGACTCCGTTTCCTCCTGCTCCTACTCCTACGATAACTAGCCAACCGAAGCAGACGGCATTCCCACCTAAAGGGGAAACAAAATGACTAGCTCCGTACTGCTTACGTGGCTGGGCTGGCCACTCTTCGTTCTGGTCTCCTGGGTCATCTTCTACTTCGTGTTTATCAGACCTATGTTGGCGAAGATCCATACTACTATGGGGGTTCCTACGACCGCTACGACGAAAGCGGCTATCATAGATGCTCTTGTCAGCGGCGCCCCAGTGCCACCCGTAGAGCCCTGGTGGCAAAGGGCCCTGCAGAAGGTGGAAGGAGCTAAGACTGTCATTGTGGCGTTTCTGACGAGCCTCCTAGGAGTTCTCAGCTCTGACACGAGTATTCTCAATACGCTACAGACCGAGATCCCCTGGGCGTCTTTGTTAACGCCAACTATCGCTATAAGGATTACCTCGGGTCTAATGTTCCTTGTGGCTTTCCTCCATCTATATGGCAAACTAAAAGCCGCGCAAACATCGCCGCAAGGGAGTTAAGCAGATGCTAGCTCTTGTGATGCCGCTCGTCAACTGGCTCTTCGGCGGTGTGCTACAGAGCTTTTTTACGCAGTGGCTCTCGTACAAAGCAACAGTCGCAACTTCTCAGGAGGCCGGGTTCGCCGCAGCAGCGTCGGCTGACCAAGCGAACCTGCAAGTAGTTGCGGCCAGTGAGGTAGCCATCGATGCTCAGAAGGTATCCCTTTACGGGACGCCTACCTATCAGCTGATCACTAAGCTTGTCGGTATCCCGGTTTCTATTCATTTCGCCCTCGTGTTCGTAGACACCATCTTGGCGGCTAAGGTCTTCTTCGGTCATCCTGTGATTGGCATCCCTAATCCACCAGCACCCTATCCTACCTATGAGTGGGCGATCATAAGTTCCTTCTTCCTAGTTCATATGGTGAACATTGGAACTGGCAACGTAGCTCGGTGGCTTAAGACCAGCAAGTGAGCTCCCGCAGGCTTGCTGGCTCTTGGGTGTGCGGGGGAGGGCTTATGCCTCCGGTTCTCCCCCGTCTCACCTCCTACTGCTATTTGGTGAGGGCTAGGAATTCTGCCCTAAGGGCGGGGACTGACATGAAGCGCCCCGAGAGCTTGGAAGTGGTAGTGCGCGAGTTTTGGTCCTTAATGCCTCTGAGCTTCACACACATGTGTTCGCATGACATCACCGTGGCAACGTCTTCGGTCTCTAGGCAGAAAGCGAGAGCCGCGTGTATTTGTAGGGTGAGTCTCTCCTGGATTTGGGGGCGACGCGAAAAGAAGTCCACGACCCTATTGAGCTTGCTCAGCCCCACAACCTTAGACGCTGGGATGTAAGCAACGTGGCAAGTTCCTATAAAGGGGACGAAGTGGTGCTCGCACAAGGATACTACCGAGCATTTACACAGAATCATCTCGTCGTACTTAAGCCCGTTGTCGATAGATGACATTGTCGGGAAGTGTACATAGTCGAGGCCGTAGAAGATCTCCCGCGTATACATCTGTGTGATGCGCTTAGGCGTATCCCGTAGACTGTCATCGTTGAGATCCATCCCAAGGTGGCCTAGGATGTGCAGGAAGCCTTTCTCAATCTCCCGGATTCCAGCGTCGCCAGTGGAGCCTACGTACGGCGTCTCGATGCCAAGTTTCAGGAGATGTTTGTGTACAAGTTTCCCTAGCGTGTACGAAGTTTCCATGATGTTACCTAGTGTCTCCCGATCCCGAAAGTTTGTTGCGCGCTTGGCGAGACGCGAGCTTCGTAAGGTTGAGTTGCGCAACCAGTTCGAGTGAAATCCCGAGCTCATCAGCCGCCGCGCTAACATACCAAAGCACGTCGCCTAGTTCATGTTCAAGAGCGATCTTAGCTTCTGCGGAGAGTACACAGTCGTGGTCTCGAATGGTCTTCCCGACCTTCTCGGCGACTTCGCCCGCCTCGCCGTTCAACTTCAGTGCGCAGTATACGAGGCCCGCGAAGGATCCTTTGTCGGGATAGATCGCGGTCTTGAGAGCTTGCTCTTGGTACTCGTTCATAGTAAGTGGCATTATGTGCCCCTTCTACTTTACGTTACAGACGCGTTGGATCTCGCGCTCGATGTGCCAGATAGCCTTTCTGTACTCCCGCTCAACATCGCCGGGCTTGAGGCCAGCACGCCAAAGGTATTGGACGGCGCTCCCGATGTTGAATGACATATGCTCCACTATCTGGATACACTCGACTCCGGACGGGTGCATCCGATAGTGCATCGGATAATTTACATCGTCTGCGGGTGGAGGCTCAGGATGTGGCGCGGGTGGGCGCCGGGAGCGCCCGAGGAGTCTCGCCTCATCGGACTCTCTCACCTGCTCCTCGAGCTCCTCGGCGTCTATTGACATCTGTTGTTCGTTCATGGGTGGTAGTTCCTTCCCTTGTGCTAGAGGTCGATTAGGTTATCTTCGCCCCACGTGAGGCTTAGGTTAAGATTAATCTGTAGTATGTCGGTTGCCAACAAGAGCATGTTACGCTTGAAGAAGCGTACACAGACTGGTGTCGTAGCACTAGCTTCGCAGAAGTACATAATGCAACAGTCGCGTGTCTCCATGTTGTGAGGTATGTGGAACATTAGAGGTTGCTTCTCCTTCTTATGGCTTGGGTAGGCTTCGAGCAGAGTGACCAGCATGCTTTTGTGGATAAGCCCGATCCAGATCGTCGTGCGTTGTAAGCGCCAACGACGTTTGCCTCGGACTAGCAAGTGGAGTAGTCGCAGTTGATGCAGATCTTGCAGCCTTCCTTATGCTCGAGGGCCAACGCTAGACACTGGGGGCAACGCTCTAGAGGAGTTGTGATTGGCTTGCCTCCGTCACCACCACCGTTACCATTCACTCCCGTACCAGTCCCAACACCGTTTCCGTTTAAGGTCTTTCCTTGTACCCTCATGAGATCCTCTGCAAGGATGTGTCCAATGTAACCTATGAGGCTCCCAAAAAACCTTGGCTTCTCAACGCCGGGTAACTTAATCCAAGCAGTATCCTGGATAGAGTGTATGCCTTCGAGCTCTCTCCCGAGGAAGCCTACTTCCTGGCCACCCCTCCGAAGGAAGCTAGTGATGAGGATCGACACTGCAGTCATCCACTCTTGATGTCTAGCGTCCTTGCTGTTGAAGAACACTTCGAATGGCGAGCCGTCTGAGGAACGATTGACAGTGACGTAGAGAGCACTCGACCAGCTTGGCCACTTGATCTTATGTGTAATCCCTTCCAGAATGTCATCGCGTACCCTAGGCGTTAAGGGGGCAGAGTCCTCCGAGTCGGTGAGGATGGATCCTCTGACGTCCGATGGTCTGTAGGTAGTACAACCTTTACATCCTGTAGCGTAGGCCAGCTCGTACACTTCTCGGAAAGCCTCGTACGTTGTGGATTCCGAGACGTTAATAGTTTTGGAGACCGAGGCATCCACCCAACGCTGAGCGGCTGCTTGCATCAGGATGTGATCACGAATCGTGAGCTCTTTCGTCGTTACCATACCCGCTGGCATCTCGAGGTCGTCTTGACGCGTAATGGTTGCAGGCCGAGTCTCCCACCAGAGCTGATAGATGTAGCTCGTGACTTCGTGCTCCTTGAAGGTATCGTTGCCCTGACGAACCTTGCGCGTGATGTGGTGAGCGAAGGTCGGTTCGATGCCTGACGAGATGTTACCAAACAGAATCGAGGTGGTGCCTGTAGGAGCTATAGTGAGGAGCACAGAGTTGCGGATTCCGGTGGTGGCGATACGCTCTCGAAGCTCGGGAGGTAATCGCTGGGCAGCGAAAGTATCTGGTAGAAGGTATGCTGTGGGGTCGAATGCCGGGAATGCTCCACGTTCCTCCGCGAGGGTGCAACTCGTCTCGTAGGCCGTATAGCAGATCTGTTGCATAATCCGTTCGGTTACTTGTACAGCCTGTGCACCGCCATACCTGATGCCAAGCTGGGCCAATGCATCGGCGAGGCCTGAGACTCCTAGTCCAGTACGCCTCTTTCGCGTTTGTTCCTCGTCTTGATCAGGCATCGGATACTGTGTGACATCGATGACGTTGTCTAGGAATCGCATGCCGATATCAGTCACTTCGCGGAGCAACTGCATATCGAGGGTGGCATTTGGCTTGAACGGATACTGTACCATACGAGCTAGGTTGATCGCTCCTAGGTTGCAAGTACCATTCGGAGGCAACGGCTGCTCTCCACAAGGGTTGGTACAGTTGATCTCCTCGCAGTAGTGCAGGTTGTTAAGCTCGTTGATGCGGTCGATAAAGATGATTCCCGGTTCGCTCCAGTCATAGGAATTTCTGGTGATGAGCTCCCACAGATCTCGGGCTTGTTGTACCGAGTACACGTATTGCTGTACGCCGTCGTTGTCCTCGAAGTCATACTCCTCTAGAGACGCCTGACGATGTCGTGGTGGAATCGGGAAGTGTAGGAACCACTCCTCGTCCTCTGCGATCGCGGACATTAGGGCGTCCGAGACGAGTACGCTCACGTTAAAGTTTGTGAGCCTTCCCTTGACTTGCTTCGCCTTGATGAACTTAGGCAGATCTGGATGTGTGTCGTTAATGGTCGCCATCATAGCACCACGGCGATCCCCAGCACTACGTATGGTTGAGCACATCGAATCCCACATATCCATAAAAGGAAGAGGGCCGGACGCCTCGGAACCCGTACGGTAAAGGATCGCCCCTTCAGGCCGAAGCGTGGAGAAATCAGTACCAATACCACCACCTTGTTGTTGCGTGCGAGCCGCAACGGAGAGCCCCTCCATAATAGAAACGAGATCATCTTCTAGCTTCCTGTTCACATAACAGTTCATTAGAGTGACACGCTTCTCGGTTCCCGCTCCTGCTATGATACGGCCTCCTGGCATCCACAAACCACTGACCATCGCATCGTAAGCGAGTTGGGCTGCTTCCTTATTGGGATCCTTAGAGTAGATTGCTTCTGTGACACGCTCGAAAGTATCCGGGAACCCCGCCTCGTTCTGCTGCCTATACTTGTCACGCCAGATCTCTAGACAGATCTGTTGCTCAGGGATCTGAGCGTGAACGGCCGCGATGCGTTTCGCGAACGAGGAATGTCGAGAATCTCTCTTCAACGTCATACTACACCTTAGGGAACGGGAGAGGGAACTTGATGATGTCCGCTAGCGACGGAGAGCTATATTTGTTCCTACCCCCGCGGATGACGATGTCGTCAAGCAGCTTGTGGATCTTGGGTCGTAGTGCACGCTGTGGGCCCAAGCTCTCCTCGATACTCGTGCCGAAACGAATCGCGCCAGAAGTCGTGAGGCAGTGATTGATTCTTCCCTCCCAAGCGTTCGATAAGAACCAATACTCCCTCGTGAGCTCTTCTAGATATTCGCCCGTCGACTGCATTGCGTTGACCTCGCTAGGTATAGTATTCTATTGTTTTTATTATATAGCAGTTTCAGGGTTTTAGCAAGAGTCAAAATGATAGTCGGTCAAGGTTTATTTTTTGGGCGGTGGTGGGGGTCATCATCTAGATCGTATGCATCGGCTGCGTTGTAGAATTGCTGGGAGGTGTCTCTGTCGTCGGTGGGTACCACTTTCCATTGGTGGTGCTGATTCATGGGCCCAAGCGTACGCGCATCACGTACGGTTACTTTGACGAGTTGTTCCAGCCTACCATTGTGCCAACGAAGCTGCATGGTAAGCTCGTAGGTGGCAAGTGTCTCAGGGCTTGTGATGCTCGCGATCACTTCGGTATCCTTAGGCATTGTCGATGTCCTTCTTGAGATGTCGCGGTAAAGGAACCTTCTCCAGGTGACCCCAATCTGATCCTAACTTGATGTCGCCGGAGAAGGGGATTGTCGTGAGCCCCCACTCGCGAGGTACAGCCCTAAGTGTTTTTAGAACATATGCCCCCAATTTTAGGGCTTGGGGAATTGAGTTCGGAAGTTCGAACAGGATGGAGTCGTACACGGTGTTCACGATGTTTGCATCGAACTCTAGAGCTGCTCGCTCCTGCACTCGCATGCCTGTGTGCGTAACGCAATCCGAGGCGATGCTTTGCATAGGGAAGTTCGACGCTTGATTCTGGATGTCTTTGAGCTTCTCCTGGTTTACTACTTGGAAGCGTCTCTTGCGTCCAAATGGCGTACATAGGTTCTCACCTTTGAGAGGAGCCTGGCGACATCTGTTAAGGAATGTACGAGCTCCTGAGTACTTATTGAACCAAGCATCAAGCCATTGCTGAGCTTCTTTAGGACTAACTCCGAATTCCTCAGCGAACGTTGGAGCTGTTCTCCCGTACACGATTCCGAAGTTAACGTTCTTCGCTTGCATCTTTTGCTCTTCGAGGACCCGCGGGTGGCTATCGACTGAAAACTTTGCATAGTGATGTTCCCAGTCAGCCGAGGTGTACGAGTTGGGGTCGCCATACATTTCTCCGCGAGTAACTTCGTGGATCGAGGGGGAGTGGGGGTCCGTGTAGATCTGGAACAGTATTGGGTCCTTTGCGAGTTCCCCTAGTACCCTGAGCTCCGCTTGGTTAACGTCAATCTCCATGAACATATACCGGATGCAGACGGTTCCGCCTTTGTTGGGGAGTTCTAGGATGACTTGCTTGGCCTTGAATTGGCCACGTAGTTCCGGATCTCTCGGGATATTGAGGAGATTGGGATCTCGCGAGGCAAGACGCCCCGTAGTAGTTCCGTGTATAAGGTAAGTGGTATGTACACGTCCATCGGCTCCAATGTGTTCTTGGACCGAGTTAACGTAAGTAGACAGTCCCTTATGAACTCCCCGGTACTGCAGCAGTATTTCAACGGCCGGATGCTTCTGGAGGGTAAGTAGGGTCTCTTCATCGGTAGAGACAGGTCTCCTGTTAGGTCTTCGAGGATCTCGAAGCTTGAGTACATCGTAGAGGAAGTGAGATACCTGCTGCGGAGATCTTGGGTTAAGAACTCCGTAGCCTGCTGCGATCGCTTGCTCATTGAACCGTCTTTCCAGATCGTCGGCCTCCTTAGTCTTCTTCACTCGGTTCTTCTCGACCTGCGGAAGATCGGGTTCGATTCCGACCATCTCAATCCGCCGTAGGTAATCGGACATCGGAAGTAGCGTGCGAGTGTATAGAGTCTCCAGCTTGGAATCCAAGTTGACTAGGTTGCGCAGGAAGGGGAAGATCTGTAAGGTTGAAGAGGTATCTCTTGCTTGGTAGTCGTAGAGGACTGCGGGGGGAATGTCTGCATAGGTCTTGTCCTTCCCCTTGAGGTAGGGTTTGATCATGAACTTCCAATCAGGAGCGCCCAGGATATCGGACGTTAGCTGCTCCAAGTCATGGATCCCTTTAGTTTCGTCGATGGCGTAACTCAAGAGCATTGTGTCTTCGTCGACGCGTGCCCGGATCCCTTGCGCTACGTGGAACTTTTGGTCGAATTTACCGTTGTGCCATATGAAGCGCGTGTTGGGGGCTTCGGTATAAATGTACCGAGTTAGTGGCACGAGATGCTCTGGTACAATAAATACACGGTTTGGCTCCCAGCAATAAGCAACGCTAAGAATGCGATCCCGGAGGTGATCGAAGCCGTCGTAACCACCCGTTTCAATGTCTGCAGCGCAATACTTTGCCTTGCTGATGCTACCGACAAGTTGTCGGAGCTCCGATGCAGTTCTGATAACCCTAACGCTAGGGAGGGTATAGCGCTTGAGAGCACTTTCTCCATGGATGGCGAGTCGCATGGCGTAATCGATATCCGCCATGAACTGCCGCATTGATCCTCCACCTCGAAGGAGAAAGGCAGGATGGACGGCTGCGACGATGCCGAATCTGGCGAGGGGACTGTCGAAGCGCTTACCCCGAACTTGAGTAATCTTCGCTCCGAATTCCCCGGTAGTGGAATGGACTGCTGGGTTACCGAGTGCAAGTATAACTTGTCTTTGATGTGTACCGATCTCATTGTAGAGCCTCTTCTGGCAACATCTGGTTGCGGCAGCTATCTTGTCAGCATTCTTGTTTTGCACCGACCCTGGATAGCATTGGATGGCGTTCAGGAAGAGAGGGTTCACTTCCGGATGCTGAGCAAGCGCGTGCTCAAGAACTTTCCCGCTTGGCCCCACGAATGGCAAGCCCGCTCTAACCTCTTGCTTACCGGGGCTCTCCCCGACGATGACTAGAGGGCTCGTTTGGTTCCCACGACTTCCGACCATCCTCGCGAAGCCATGAGGGCAGTCCTTACAGCGAACAAGTGTTGTGATCGGAGATTGATCGTTCACAGGATCTCTTCTTGCTTCGCCCACCACTCAGGTACGGTGACTTCTACCTTGTCCCCAACGTCCGCAGTCATAGGGGTATATTCGATCAACGACAGAGGGAACCAGATCTCCTCGCCGTCCTTCGGGCCCGAACTCAGCTCGACCTTAATAGCCTTCCCGGAGGCTGAGATTCCTAGGAAGAGCCCTTCGAAGTCGTGAACTTGTTTCTTTAGCATGACGTTCCTCTTTACTTTTCTGTGGTGACGAGCCTTCTAACGTAGTCGAGGTTAGTCGAGAGCCTAGCGTAGTCGTACTCAGCTGTCTCGAACCAGTTTGGATTGCGAGGACGAAAGCTCCCGTTGATGCTAAAGTTATCCACACGCAGAGGCACCGCGGAGTCGATACTTGCTACCTCGGGCAGTCTCGCGCAGAGGACGTCGTCGATCATGTTGTCCGAAAACCCCAAGAGGTGAATGGATCGCTCCGAGTTGATAGCGTGCAGTATCTTAATTGCATCGCGTCTGCTACCGACGTTCTTGACAAGATTGCGAGGTACTCCCCACCACTGTATGAAAGGAAAAGCCTCGTATCTCTTAAACCTCTCTGCGCAGTAGACGAAGTCTGCAAGAGTACGCCCTTGAGGACACATCATTAGGGTCGTTTCGGTCTTAACGCACAAGGCGCTCCAGCTATCGTAGGCATTATCACAGGAGATGATCGTCTCGTGAACTTTCTCGTAAACGTCAGGTAACACTATACACGTAGGCGCCACGATACTCATAGCCTCTTTGATCATTCCTAGATCGACGGCGTTGCCAGTCTCTACTACCGAGTTGTCGAGGATGATGAGCCTATGGGCTGACCACATGTTATCGGTATGGAAGAGATTATGGTACGCGGTGGCGTACTTGACGACGTCGTGCGCGAGCAGAAGATGTGCAGTCCCCAGGAGGTTGTCCTTCTTGAGGCCTTCACACAGTTGGTGAGGTGCTACGATGCAGAACTGTGCCATCACTCCTCCTCTTCCTCGTCATCGCTGTCGTCGTCGCCCTCAAGTTCCGCTAGCGCCGCTATGGCTTGCCGTAGTTCAGTGAGCGGACCTGCGAACTGGTCGGCGTCGACTTCTTCGTCGTCGCACAAGTCGGTGATAGCGTCAGCCGCATCTTTGATCTCGTCGAGCGCCTCTTTCCTTTTGGCTTGCTTGCTCTTTTTAGCCATGACTCTCATACTCCTTGTTTGTTCCCGTGCAGCCATACGTGTAGCTGGGGCAGGAACTTGACGCTCGATAGTAGAGGGCTCTTTTGGATCTGATCGAATAGCGCGAGGTATTGGGTCACGAGGAGGTTTCGTATCGTGTTGGGACTTCCGTCGTCTTGCCTGTATGTTGCGATGCCTGGAGGATAAGGATTGCCTTGAGAAAGGTAAAACTGCTCCAGAGGGAAGTTATGGTTCGCACACCAGAAGGCTAAGTTGCCTGCGAACTCGAGGTCGGGTAGGTCGAACACGACGATCTTCAGACTTAGCCCTTCATAGTTCATCGAGCCATCGAATGCTGCCATGAACTCTTCGAAGGCCTTAGGGTCAAACTTCTCCCCGATACCAGGCGCTTTCGGGGAGCATGTAACCGAGTCGCATTCGAATAGCCAGTCTGGGTGAAACGTTCCCTGTGTCTCAACATGGATCTTCCAGCCGGAGTCTTTCAGCGTGTGTACGAGCACTGAGAGATCGTGGATGCAAGGATTCCCCCCTGAGAAGGTTACAGTCCTGCAGGACGTAGGATGGTTAATCGAACGATACGTTACCAGTTGGTTGTGGATCACAGTCTGCGTAATCCATTCTGCGTTGGCTCTAACTTGCTCTGGCTCAACTGCGTGCCGAGAGTCACACAGCTTGCAGTCGTAGTCACACAATCCGAACCGCAGAAAATAGGTGGGCGCCCCGATGACCGCGCCCTCGCCTTGCACCGTTGGACCAAAGAGCTCCACGAGCGGGATCTTCTTGAGTACTATGTCCTTAGTCATGGGGTCTCCGGCTTTGGCATTATCGGCACTATCTCTACGACTGCAGAGCATTTACGAGTCTCTTCGACCTTCACCTTAACGAGTCGGATGTGCTCGTTCTCGGGTCCGAGGATGTTCGGCCCAAGGTGGAGTAGATAGATCCCAAGATTCTCTGCAGTCGGATTGAACGGGATAGCAACGACTCCTAGTGGGTCGATGTATTTGACGCCCGCGATGAGGGGATCCTCGGCCCACAGCAGCATCTTGTGGTCCCACTTCTTCTCGAGCCATTCGCACAGAGTGCTCTTGATAACGCCGAAATCGATTACTCGTCCGATGTCGTCGGTACCGCTCTCCGACTCGCATGAGAAGGTGATGCGATAGTTGTGGCCATGCAAATGTTGACACTTCCCCTCGTGCCCTACAACTCTGTGGCCGCACGAGATGTCGTGATAGCGCTCCGCACAAACCTTAGTCATTGGCTTCCTCGATTCCTCCTCGTGGATCGTGAGGTACCCTCTTTTGGGTGCGTTAGGACCTATGCATAGGCGAGGGTCGTTGCGTACGACTGGTGAGTCTGGTTCCATGTGGTTCTGCTAAGCCCTCAGGAGCTCGAGGGGGTTTGCGTACACGGTCGGGTCTGGGACGTCCGCCGCGATGAAGCCTTGCCTACGCGATCTGCAAGTTGGGCAGGTTCCACAATGGATCTCGTTTCCCGCGTAGCACGACCAAGTGCTATACCAGTTGACTCCGAGAGATTCCCCCAGCGTAATAATTTCGTGCTTAACGAGCCACTGTAGCGGAGTATACAAGCGCACCTTGAAGTAGGTGCCAACGTGTATGGCATTCGCCATAGATCCGATGAATTCGGGTGTACAGTCAGGATAAGCCCAATTTGCTGCGTCCTCAGAATGCGCTCCAAAGTAGACACCAGCTTGTCGGGTGTCGGGAGACGCATTGATCCACTTTTGTGCGTACGCTGTAATGACGGAGAGTAGCGTACCATTTCTAAATGGTACGTACGTAGGACTGACGCCGTGCGGTAGGTTCGCATAATCGACATTGGGGATCTCGATGTCTGGGTTCGTGAGCATCGTGTTCCCTCCTTTTAGGAGGTTGCTAAGGTTAAGCACGTGGTGCTTGATGCCGAGCATTTCACAGGTCATCCTAGCGTATTCGGCTTCCTTGATGTGGCGCTGGCCGTAGTTGACCGAGATCGCCTCAACCCACGGAATAGGATCGTTAGGGTGTCTAGCGATGTAACAATCCTGATTGAAGTCGATTCGCTTCACAGTGTCTTCGTGGGTATCCTCGCTGAAGTCGAAGATGGCTTTGTGTAGGCAAGTCGTAGAGTCGATGCCTCCAGACAGTAGGCAAAAGGCTTTCCGTTCGATCTGAGTCATGTTTGATCTCCTGTGCTTATGATGTGGGGTACTTGCCACCTTTGACTTTGAAGTCCGAAGCCCTACGGTTGGCGGCATTCTCTTTGTATACCAGCCGGCGCTGTTTCTCTTCGGCGAATGCTTTGGGATCCGCTGGCAGCGTTCCGTACGCTAGGAATCTAGCAAGCTCCTCTTCGTAGATGCGTCGCTGACCGCCAACCTGTACGTAGTTGATCATGCCCAGCTTGCACCAACGAAGAGCGGTCATGTATGTAATGTCTGCTACCTCTGTGAACTGACGAAGCGTGACCCAACCGCGCTCCTTCGCAGCTTCGACCAGAGTTGTCTGTTGATCTGGTCCCTGCACCACTTGTCCAAGCGGTGTACCTTTCGGTCCTAGAGGCGATTGGGTCATTAAGTCCTCGTGCTTATAGAGTAGTTACTAAAGTTACGGCGAGTTACGGTTTCAGAAGAACTTCCCGCCCGCCGCCTTGTTCACCTGATCGCCAGTAGCTGCGCCCATGAGTTGCCCAACACGAGAGCGCGGCTCGCCCTGGTAGTCATCGATCGAGACCCGCATACGAACGGGTCGTCCCAAGAGGAGCCCCTCGTCCGCGATCTTTTGCGGAATGAAGGGGCTCTGCAGCAGTTCTGGCGCGATACGGTTCAAGGTCGCTTTGGAGAAGGGTAAGGCTTTCTGCGAGAAGGAAATGTAGGTGTACAACTTCCGTCCTGTGTACTGCCCTTCCGTGATCACGAGTTGCAACGTGAACATCGGTGCGTTCGAGTTATTCGAGAGGCCATACTCGCAAGAGTCGATCTCTCCAGTGTAGATACCCTTGGGGATTACCTCGAACTTAGCTTCCTGGATCCCTCCCAGGTCGACGACGAGGTTGCCTCCATCCTCGAAGATGGCTGCGTTGAAGGCGTCGTCGTCGACTTCGTATGGTTTCTTTTCTGCAGGCATATGATCTCTCCTTCGGTCTGTGTCAGACACATGCGGCGACCGTTCGCATGCCGATCAGGGAGCCAGCCTTAGTCTTGCTTTAAGCGCCCATGATTCTTTTGCAGCCGAAGTGGGTGTTGCTGCGGTTGCTCCTTTGCGTTCTTTACGTGCTCGTGGATGATGCTACGCACCTTTCCAGTCCACCCTTCTGCATAGGTTGTTCTGAGCCAGAGTGCATCTTCGCTGAGCATTGTGATAGCGGTCCGATAATGGAGCTTAGAGTTCAGAGTTGGGGCGGGTCTCACGGTAGCTTGTCCAGCTTGAGGGCCTTCATAATCGTCAGCATTGTAGGGTCGTCGAAGTAAGGTTCTCGGAAACTGGCTCGCCTACATTTGGCATCGAAGCGCTCGATTGGCTGCACGAAGAGGCGTCGCGGGGCCTGCCCACTAGCTTCCGCTGCACCGGCACGCAAGAACCCTACGATGTCCACGAAGCCCTGAATTTGTGTGGATAGTTTCCCCGTCATGCGAGGTCCATAGTGGAACCGCTTCATCTCGTCCTGTGTATACTGATCGGCACATACGAAGATGACGTGCATCGGCAGATCCCTGAATGCTCTAACCAGGGTCTGGATCATCATGTTGGCTTTACGGAACTCGTCGAAGCGAGCTACGTCAATCTCGTCAGCGGAGCCTGTGAGAATAGTGCCCTCGTCCACCTTCAGGAGGCCATACATGCAGTACGCTTCGACCTCCGATAGGGAATCGATGATCACCGTTCGAAACAGCTTGGGTTGCTTAATGTCGTTGGGCTCCACTCCTTTCAGCATGGCTTCCACTTTGCGCATGCCCTCTATGTCGTTAGCCTCTCGACGTATGCAATGAGACTTAAGGAATTCCTGAACGCGAGCAACCTGTAGGAAATTCGTAACTCGTACGTGTTCGATCTCGTCACCAAGAATGACTCGAAGGTTGTCCTCGAGCACCAAGTCCCCCGACTCGGCATCAATGACGAGAATGTCACGCATGGATTCGACATCGACGGACGACCCTGCCAGAGTTGATTTTCCATGGCCATGTGCCCCATACACGAGCATCTTCAAATACCGGTCGGAGAAGGATCTCCTGGGGCTCATGCGAAACGGAGGTGCAGTGGCTGCAGCTGTAACAGCCCTAGGGATCTCCAGCTTGGGCGCCGCAGGGATCTCGGATGTCGTTGGCGCCGAGGGTGGTGCTATTTTTGGACCACTTGCGGGTTCTGGAGCTGGTGGAACGCCCGCTGACGCTGACGCTCCGATGTGAGTAGGTCTGGCTGTGGGAGAAATTGTCGCCAAGAGTCTTGTTCCTTCTCTTTTGGTTGATGGCTGAGGTTGAGTTCGTATTTCCAGTCAGAGCCGTCATCGATGGACTGGCACGCGTGCAAGAAGGAGCACATGTTAGCACAATCCCTCGTAGGATTCGGATACAGTGGGAGACGAGGGTTAAGCATGTCCTCGAGTTCCATAAGGATCTTTGCCCCCTCGCTCTCAAAGGAGTACTCGTTACGGTAGATTCTGTCCCTTCGCACGAAGCGATCCGAGTCGGGTGTCTCTTGTTCCGCTATCTCATTGAGGAGCCTTAGGTTGTCTGTGGGCCACTTGTTGGCGTCGCTTCCGTAGATGGACACGATTGCTTGGCGATAGAGGGCGTGACTTGTGAGCTGCCTAGAATCAGTTGAGATCCGGCCAGCTGCAGTGAGCTTGGGGGGATGAGCCAGATCCTTACGGTGCTGTTGGTAGATAAAGCCAGCAATCTTCCTTCCGGGGTAAATGTGGTTTCCCACCCAGTAGTACGCCCCCACTTGGGGATCAATCGAGAAGTGCATGACCTGAAACTGTTTAGCCGTTTTATAATCCACGAGCCATAGCTGCCCATCCTCGTCCTCCACGACACGATCAATCGTCACCGAGTACAGAACCTTGTCGTAAGGAGAGTCCGGGTAGAAATCCCTAGGCTTGAAGGGCACTTCTAGGAGGGCTCGCACCTCGACTTGCGGTACTCCATCGACCCATAGCGTCTTCAGTGGATTGCGTTCCTTGAGCCAGTACTCGGTATAGTACTCCATCATTCCTCGTCCGAGTTCTCGTAGCTCGGGTAGCGCCGCTGGGGCACCTTGAATCCTTTTTGCCGCTTCGCAGTACGCTTCGAAGGCGTGAACTGCTCCTCCGTAGACGTTGTATCCGTGGAAATCCTCAAGTGCAAAGTGTATTCCTGTGCCTGTCCAGAGCGGATTACTCGCATCTCTAGCCCCAAGATTTTGACGAAGATGGGACGCCCATCCCCAACTACGCCTACAACGTTTAAAGCCGATTCGATCGCTTGTCCTAATGACTGCGGTGGAACCTTCGCGAGCTTGTGCTTGTGCCCCCGGCGCTCTGAGTTCTTCAAGACTTAGATCCTCCCCGTAATCGACTGGTATATAGGTATCTGAATCGGCCACGTGTATGAGCCTTGTGTGTTTGTTATCCCATATTATACATTTTTTTCAGAGGTCAATCAATAGGGAATCTTATGGTAGGTCCTCATTTATTTTTTGGTCAGCCATACTTGTCATCAGGGTCCCTCCCCTTGTCGTAATAACCGCTGTTAATGCGTTCTTGCACAAGGTTACGTTGAATCTCGTCGGGGTCCTCTTTGGGGTCGGACTCACGAAGGAGTTCTCTGAGATTCCTAGGAATCGTCATGTTAACGTGTTCCTGCTTGATGTTCAGGATCTCACAGAGACGCTCGTCGAAGGTGGAACGCATCGTGTAGTAGTACGAGGTTATTGGATTTTGCGTGGTAAGACGATGTAACCTCTTTTCAGCTTGACGGTTGTTGTCCGGATCCCAGTCATAACCAATGGCGAACGACCTCGTCGCAGGTTCCAAGCTGAACGCCTGTGCATAGAGTGTGGAGCATATGATGACACCATAATTCTTTCGGAACTCCTCGAGGCGTACCTCGCGCTCCTGTGTACCCATACCTCCCTGAAGCGTATATACATGAGCAAACCCCTTAGATTCTAGATACCGATAAAAGAACGGTATCGCGCTCGTAAACGGTGTGAAGATGACTACGTGCTCGCCCGGCTCAACGGTCTTAACGAAGTCCTTGATTGCTGCTCCTATTCCCAAGGCGGGCGAGAGTATAGCCGGACATATTAGAGACTGTCTGAGTCGCGTCGCAAGAGTAAGTGTGTTCTGCGCGATGATGACCGAGTCATCCTGCTCAACGTAATGTAGCATTTCCTTGTACAGATCATCATAGAGCGCTTTCTGGTCCGGATCCATTTCGATTGGTAGTAGTACTCGTGTGATCGGTGGCCTTTGATCCGAGATTCCCGGATCGTCCTCCTTGACCACGCTAAAGTGAGCACCTAGAACTTGGTGCCATTGTTCGAGGTTCTTGGGCTCCCCAACCTCGAGACCGAAGTAACCCTGTTCGACTTCATGGTACTTATACAGGAACTGCCAGTATGAGCCGAACAATTTCGGGTTGATGCAGTTCAACATCGTCCAGAAATGCTTCGGCTCATGCCCAGGAGTTCCTGTGAGAGGAAGGAACCACTGTACGTTGTAGTACGTGAGGTAGCGCGAGACGAGCTTGAAAGCGGTGGACTCCGGATTCCGCATCCGCTTAGCTTCGTCGAAGATCACCATGTCAGGTATGTAGTGTTGCTTGCGGGGGAAGAACTTAGTGAACTTCTTGGACTTAACCTTAATGTTCTTACCCCAGTCTCGGATGAAGACGTCGGGCGTACAGATGAGGATCTTCAGCTCGTTGTCCGCAACGAACCCTTGATCGTTCCAGTCTAGGTCGCGATTCCAAGGTTCTCCTTGTACGAAGGAAACTTTCACGTTTACCTCGGGACGGAAGGATCTGATCCATTCGGGGGCCATCTTAGACCACACGGCAAACGCGTTGTCTGGACAGATGATGAGCACACGGCGAAGTTTGTTCTTACCGATGAGGCTTGCAGCCGCTGGGGTCTTGCCGAGACCCATGTCCCACACGATGCCAAACTTCTTGGCGGAACCGAATCGTTGGAGTTCAGTTTCCTGGAACGCTCTAAGGCTTAACGTCTGGTTCTGGTTCTGGTTCTGGTTCTGTGCCATTTGGTTTCAGCCCCCGCATGAATTCTAGGAACTCTTCCTCGTTATTGATGGTTACTGGCCACGTCATGTGGTAGTAACACTGGCCGTCAGCTAACCAGATCATGTCGCCGCTGCAGACGCCCATTGGGTATCTTGCAGGCGCGAAGAGCCTTTCGCCTGTGAGTAGCTCATGGTAGGCTTTCGACACGAAGATGGTCATGTTAAGGACCCCGGGTATCGAGCTATGATCTTCTTATTCTTGACAAGTGCGACCACACCCCAGCCTAACCTTTTTCCTCTCCATCTAAGGATCT